CAAAAAGGTGGCGCTTCTCGCTGGCGGGTGTACCGGCGGCGTTGGTCACGAGCACGTCGCAGAAATCCGCCCAGGTTTTGAACGAATCCTCATCGAGGTAAGCCGGGTCGAGGCCGTCATAGCGCACGACCGCGTAGCCATCGTTGTTATCCAGCACCGGCTGAGTCAGCAGATCCCAGGCCACCCAGGCGGGGTTGTTGGAAAAGGTCGATGTCCAGGTGGATCCGTTATAAACCCGCACGATCGTGCCGCCGGTTTTGCAAGAAAAGTTGAAGCCCCCCTGCAGGGTCTCGTTTGCAATGGCGGAGATTCCCACCAGCACTTGCCGCGGATATTTGAACTTGTCGAAATAATAACCCTGGATGCTGTAAAAATGGATCGTCTTCTGATAGCGCGCGCTGGCCGGATCTGCCGCCGTCTTGGTGACGCGCACATCGAAATACTGATGGTCTACATTGCAGCAGAAGAAAAGCGAGCGCTGATAAAGCGGCTGGGTGGTGGTTTCGGCCGAACTGCCGAACCAGATCCCGGCCGTGTATGATGTAACCGCGTTCCAGTTGGTGGTGCCGGCCGGCACCCATTGCCAGGCACAGCAGGGATCAACATCATAATCCGGCGCGCCGACGGTGTGCGCCCTCGAGTCGGTGTTACCCTCGTCGGTGTGCATCGGCCGATACCACGCCTGGGTCCTGGTGTTCTGATAGATCGGGATCCACACCCCGAATGTCCAGATCCCGGTAGTCCCCGGATTGAGGTTGCTGCCGTTTGCGGTGGTATAGCGGGTCAGATTGATCCAGGTAGCCCCGCTCGACTCCTTGGCCTCGATCTGCATGACCGCGCCGGAAGGATCCAGCCCGCCTTCGTCATTGGCATAATACAACCCGCTAGGCGCGGACATTTGCACGTAAAAGCCATCATAATCATTCTGATCGGTCGTGCGCGTTACCGGCGTGCCGTAGGCCACCTCGGTGTTGATCACGTCATCGAGTATGGTGTTCTGGAAGGTGCGGATCGGGGTCTGATACAGCTCGCCGTAGCGGCACTCCACCAGGCGGGCGTCCTTGAAATTGCTCAAGGGCTGATCGTTGATGCGGAAATCGGTCAGCGGGTAGATCGGCCCAAGCCCCAGGTGCAGCAGCACGTTGATCTCCTGGTGCTTATTGTATGCCAGGATATAGCTATCGATAACATTGCCGTGCACTTTGTTGATGCCATAGTATTTCGGCCAGGGCGGCCCGGCGGTCTGCAGCGTCTGCGGGTTCCAGGAAAACCACTGACTTTTTTCAATGTCGTCTTTGCGGCTCAGCCCGCCGACATCGGCCGTCAGGGGATAAAGCGCATTGACGATCAGCCCGCCGGCGACGCTCACGGCCGACGCCGCCAAAGCGCCGTAGGTCGGTCCCCAGGCAGCCGCGGCATAGCCATAGGTGACAATCGACGCCACCACTACGGCCAGGCCGAGAACGATTTTCAAGGCGTCATCCCCGCCGACTTTGGCCATGAACAGGATCTCGTCGCCCGCCTGCGGCTTGATCAGGTGCAGCTGTTCGGCCGCAATGACTTTACCGTTGACCGAGATGATCACATCTATGCTATCCGGCAGATTGGCCCGACGGATCTCCAGCAGCGACTCATTGCGGTAATCGATGCGGGCGATCACCCGGCGCGAGCGCTCGAAGGGATTCTCTATTTTGATGAGTTTAAGCTGCTGCAACGGTGTAATATCCTGCCAGACGCTGGATCCAGTAGCGGTCCAGCCGGCTGATCACCACGTTATGATAGCGCCGCACATGAATGAAAGATTGCAAGTTTGCCAGCATGACAGCAATATGGCTGACATAGGGCGGATGCAGCGCAAAGATGGCCAGGCAATAAGATTCTGGCTCCTCGATGCGGTCGAAAAATATTTTTTTTTCCGTCACCATGCCGTCGATCACCCCGTAATCATCCGCCGGCGATTGGATCTCGGGGAAATAGCGCCCCAGACGCCGGTAAACTTCCATGCATAGCCCCAGGCAGTCGTAGCCGTCCGGGCCGCGCCCGTCCCACTGAAATGGTTTACCTAAAAGACCTTTAAATAATTCGCGTGACACCCGATCTGAGTCCTATCGCACCGCCATAGTTGGCAGTATTATTATTGGTTTCACAATTGGCCAGGATGCGTTTGCATGATCCGCCGGTATGTATGCATTCCACCGAACCATATTCCCAATTGCAGGAGTCGGCNATATAGCGGTACAGCGGAAAGCGCCGGCGCAGCGGATTGGGCACGCCCAGGTTGAAAGTGATCCATTTGTTATTGGCCGATGACGATACGATTTCGGTGGTCAGCTCCAGCTCGGAATAATCCGCTGCCAGGTTGGCCGAATTGATGATGATGATCTTGATCGTACCGCCGGCCATGCCATTGTTGGCTTCGAGGTAACTGGAGAGTGTCAGCCCGACGTTTGAAAACCGCAGCGCGATTCCCGGCAGCTTGCCGTCGAGGCTGCTCTCGATAACGTTCAGCTCGAAGGGGAAAGCGGTATAGACGTTGCCGCTGTAGGTCACGTTTTCGGTGTTGCGCACAAAACGGAAATCAACCGAGCCGTTGCCGGTGATATCCACATCCAGCAGGATCAGCCAGGCAGAGGCCGTAGCGATCTTGTTTTTTTCCAGAATCAATGCCGCTGGTAACGTTTTCATTCTATAATCTCACCACGGAGACACGGAGGACACAGAGTTTTTTTTATATTCTCAGTGCTCTCTGTGCCTCTGTGGTTCCAATTTTGAATCGTCATTTCTACTATAATCTCACCACGGAGACACGGAGAGCACGAAGTTTTTTTTAAATTTCTCATATTCTCTGTGTCCTCCGTGTCTCCGTGGTTCAAATTTTCAATCATCATTCCTAGACCTGTTCCAGGATCACCGAGCCCTTATAATATCCACCTAATTGCAGCTCGAAGCGCAGCTCATCCTCGGCGAAGCGGCAGCTATATACCGTCGATGTAGTCGGATGGGTCCAGTCAAACGCATTGGCCCCGCCGACGACCGTGCTCTCATAATAGGTGCGCAGCGTGGCCAGATCCGCCGCCGACAGGTGGTTCCAGTGCAGCTCGAAGCGCTTGGGCATACGGGTAAAGCGCGCCCGGGTCTGCATATACCCGGCCTCAAACGGGCTGCGGATGGTACTGGCCCGGGAGCTTTCCGCTAAAATAATTTGAGGTGTGCCGATGCTTGGCCAGGCCATTATCTCAACCCCTTGATGGTGCCCCGCAGCGGTCCGTTATTGGCGATATCTTCCATGACGATCCCGATCACCCACTGCCGGCCGTCCCAGAGCGGCGCGCTCTGCTGGGTGTCCTTGGCAGTGCCTTTGTTGACGATATTGATCTGCACCGCCGGGGCGGCGCCCGCAACGTTTTTGGGGATGACCCTTTCGCCGCGCTGCAGGATCGCCGGAAACTCATCCGCCATGAGTCCGCCATGCAGCCGGGGCGCTCCGATGAACACCGCCGGGTTGACGCGCTTGGACGCGGTTGCCGTCTCGCCTACGATTCCGCCCGAATGATACGTGCTGAAAAGCGAGCCGAGCAGCCCGCCGCCACCGCCGGCTTTATTCAGCTCGCCGAAAAGCCCCTGCACGATTTGCTGGCTGAAAAAATCCGAAGCCGCCCGCGCCATGCTCTCGAACACGGCCGTGGCGTAATCCTCCAGGCTGCGCAGCTTGCCGGTGATGGCATCAAAAAAGAAATCGGAAAAATTTTGCTGCATGCTCCAGGCCGTGCGCTCGGTCAGCTCGATCATTTCGGAAAATGTTTTCTCACTCTGATTAATCAAAAGCGTATCATACTGCTCGAAGCCCCAAAATTCCTGTAACGTGCGGTATTGCTCTGTAGCGGCAGTAAGCGCCTCGAGCGCGCGGGCCTCCTCCATGCGCACAAGGGTTGATTCGCGGATGCTTGGGATCAGCGCTTCCTGCAGCGGCGTGATAGCGCTAAGCGATTCCCCGAACTCGTCCATACCCTTTTTAACATCGGCATTGAGCTGTTTGATCTCGTCATCCAGCTCGCGGTATTCGGCCGTCAACTCGGCCGGCTTCTGGATTTCGGGCAGCTCCAGCGGGATCACCCGCCGGGCAGCAGCCCGGGGCGCGCCGGCCGCCACCTGGCCCAGCCGGAACTGCTCGTGAGCGCTGATCTGATCCATCTTGGCCAGAATATCATCCACCATCTTCTGGCGCTCGATAAATCCGGCATGGATAAACGTCTGCCAGTCGAGCAACCCCTTTTTGGCCAGCTCGGCCCCTTCGGTAAAGGTGTTAAACACGCTGCGCAGCCCCGCATACTTGGCCACACCAGCCATGGCGATGGCGATGGCCTGCACGGCCGCCGCAATCTCGTTGGCATTCTCCGCCACCACGCGGGTGAAGGTAGTGGTCATGACCAGCTTGAGCTTGTCCAGCTCGTCATTGGCTTTCTCGCTGTTGCGGATCAGGTCGTCTTCCAACACCAGCCCAAGCCGATGGGCCTCGGCCCTGAAAGCGTCCATGCCGCTGCGGCCGTCGCGCAGCATGTTGACCATGGCCGCGCCTTCCTGGCCAAAGGCTTTGAACGCAATCCGCAATCTTTCCGATGGATCTCTGGTGGAGCGGATTACGTCGGCCAGATCGCCCATGATGTTGCTGATATCGCGGGTCCTGCCGGAGGCATCGGTCACGGCGATACCATATTGGATCAGGGTGTCTTTGAGCTTGCCCTTGCCCTGGACCGCTTCGCCCACCTGACGGGTAAACCGCTCCAGGGAATTGTTGAGCGTATCAGTGGATATCCCGCTGAGGCGGGCGGCAAATTGATATTCCTGTAATGCTCGAGTGGACAGGCCCACCTTGTCGGCAGTTTTGCCGATTGCGTCGGCCGCCTCCAGCCCTTTGTTGATCATGGCGACCGCGCCGGCCACGGCAGCGGTGGCGACGGCACTGACGGCAAACCAGTGTTTTTTCAGGCGGTCGAGCATACTGACGTGCGCGCCGTACTGCTGCTCGTTCAGGGCTTTGAGCTTGGCGTTCTTGGCTTCCTCGGCTCGGATGATATCGTTGGCGGTCGCCTTGGAATTATTAGCGATCATGTTAAAGGAATTGACGATTTTCGCCCGCATGAGGTTCATCTCGGCCGATGATTTGATGCCAAGATTCTTGAAATTCTGCTCGATGTTAAGCGATGTGGAGGTAGCGTCCTTTAAGAGCCGCTGCTGGCCTTTGGTATAGCGCGAGGCGTCTAAATCGAGTTCAACAAAAATTGTACCGACCGGTTTACCCGCCATTATTCGGCACCCAGGATCTGCTTGATTTTAGAGTTGGAATTCCATAAAGCCGGCCGCAAAAACTGCTGGCCCGCATGCTCGACAATACTGGCGTAATAAACATTATAATTGCCGGCATAAACTCGGACACTTTTTTTTCGTTTCAATGGCTTGCCGGTCTTGGAGTGCTTCCACCGCACGCGGATGGTTTTCTTGAGCGCCCCGGCATCCCTGGCGGTCCAGGTCTGCCCGACATAAGGGCCGCGCCGGTAAATCGGGCGCGATATGGTGCCGACCGGGCAGCGCGCCCGCGCGGCGTCCGCCACGGCTTCGGCCGCCTCGACGATGCGTTCAAACGTGGCGGTCTCAAAATCACCGTCATACATTTCCGGGTTCCAGACCTCAACTCGCATCGGTTTTTTCCATTCCACCACAGAGGCATAGAGAGCACAGAGTTTTTTTTAAGTTTCTCATGTTCTCTATGTCTTCCATGTCTCCGTGGTTCAACTCTTTAAATCGTCATTAAAATGATGAAACAATTTTCGCACCCGATTAAGGCAGGCCATCTGGTCCCTGACGCCATAAAGTTCCATGGCGATTTTAACGGCCGGAATCGAGATGTCGATGATCTGCCCCATGCCGTCCGTTATGACCTGCCGCCTTGTCAGCATATAGACCTTTGCATCGACTTCATTTTCCGCCCAAAGCTCGACCCGGCACTGATGGCAGGGCGGCTCCTGCGGTACTTGCCTTTGTGCATACATCTCCCGGCAGTCTGGGCAGCGGGCCGCATATTCGTCGTACCATGCGACCCGCTCGATCAGTTTTCTTCCAAGGCTTCCGCCCGGGTGGTATCCGCAGCCGCCATTGCTTCGGTGCACTCCGCGATGAACTTGGCAAACTTCGGCTGGGTCAGCATCAAAAGCGTCTTGGTCTCGGCCGTGCAGGGAATTTTCTTGCCCTTGCCGTCCAGCAGGTTTTCCCAGGCGACGATGACGGCATCCCAGAAAAGCCGGTTTTGCAGGTCATCGTCTTTTTGCTCGACCTCGAAGCGCTCCCACTTGCCGTCGAGTTTTTTATATTCCGACACCACCTTGACCGTCTTGGCCCGGATCGCCCTCCAGGCCTCGGCGCTCAGCGCCCTCAGCTGCACCCGCCCGCCGCCTTCCATCTCGAACCAGCTGCCGGGCTTTTCCTCAAGATCGAATACGGTCATATTAAGTCACCCTTTGCATGGCTGCGTTGCTGATCTTGCCCTTGAATGAGCAGGTCGCCAGGCCGTTTTTGATGAACTTGATGGGCTGCACTTCGGTCAGGACGATGGTACCGCCGGAGCCTACCCGCCAGAATACGGATGTGGACTCGTAAAAATACAGATTCGTCAACCCAACGGTCGAGCTGGCCAGGGCGTTCAATGCCACCTGACCGTTGGTGTCGTCCGGATCGTAGTTGCCGCTAAACGACACCTCGCCGGCATCCGCTATGCCGGCATTGATCCAGGATTTGACCGTATCGCCGAAGGCAGTATCTTCGACCACGTCCGGCACATAGCCGCTCATGGACCACTCACCGATCCCGGCGACCACCACGCTGCCATACATCACTTTTGCAAGTCTTCCACCGATTGATGCCATATCATTACCTCCTGTTAGAGTCTCACCACGGAGACGCTAAGGGCAATCCGTGCTCTCTGTGCCCCTGTGGTTCAAATTTTTTTCACCATTAGCTTATGCTGCCTGTTTCTGTTTTTTTTCGACGGCAAGCACCGTCGAATCTATTTTAGATGTCGGAAACCGATCATGCAGCCACTTGAAACGGGCCTGAAAGTCCTTGTCGGGAAACCAGTTGAATGGCCGCATGCAGTAATGCTCCGCGAATGCATCAATGATCCAGGCAGATCCGCCCATCTCCAATGCCTGTAGCACCGCCAGCGTGCCATAGAGGTCAAAACCGTCAAGCGCCTCATCGAAGCAAAGGCCGCTGCTCAAATTGACGATGATGCAGCACTCGTCAAAGCAGCTCGCCGGATGCGGGAAGGTGTGGATATCGTCGGTGTTGAACACCGGCGCGATGCGCATGTCATGTAGTTTGCCGCAGATATTGCCATCCATATCCTTGCCGATAATCCCGGCCACGATCCAATCTGTTGGCAGCAGCGCGATCTGGCTCTCAGCCTGTTGCAGCCATCCTTGCCGGATATACATATCCTGGTGCAAGAGAACACCGACTTCCGCCCCGGCCGATTCCATGATCGCAAGAATTTTATTCAATCCGGTCGTTGCCGAGACGGGGTTCATGATAATCGTCATCTGCCCGGGCAGGTCGGACTGCTTCAGGCACATATCCAGCCGCATCATGTCGTTTACGAGCGCACCGAATGCAAATTTCATATTTTTTTCCTGAATAGCGCAACTCCAAGCGGTCTCGGATGCTTTGTAGAAGTAAACTCAGCAACAAATTCCATACTCGGATCAGATTTCAATTCCCTGACTACCCGCCTCACCCCCCATTCCGGCAGGGCCGAATCGTGCAAAATCAGAAATCCGCCGGCACGCAGCATCGGCAGATAGAGAATCGTATCGAGCTTGACTCCGGGATAGAGGTGATCGCCATCGATAAGAATCAGATCGTAAGGATAGAAATGATCGTCGGCCGCTTTGACAACATCTTCAGCGTCAGAGCGTCCGATGATTTCCTTGTATTCGATCCCCTTGAGAATTTCCGCACGTAATCGCGCCTTGTGATGCTTGTTGTCGTCAATGAGAACGATCCGCTGCGGATGGAAAAAGTAATCGATCAAAAACGTAGTCCCACCGGCCGCCACTCCAATTTCCAGATAGCATTGAATCCTGAAACCACTGTCGATGATCGCTTTGATACATTGCGCAATCTCATCCGGCACCTGCTGGCAGTGAATGCCTCCCTGAAACGCACCGCCGAAAGTTGGCAGGTCATCCGATCCGGCCGTGATGATGAACTCCTCTATTTGTTTCAAAGACATTTTTTTCATGTCGTCTGCACCATAATCGAATAATCGATTGCCCAATGTTTTACTCCTACCGTTCCATCCGGCGTCGTAACGTTGTCAAACATCGTTGCCAGGCCCTGGCGTATCACCTGAATGCAGGTATCGCCCGTGATGGTGAATACCTGCCAGTCGAAAAGCGTCTTGAGATCCGCGTACATATCAGCAATCTCGGCCGCACCTTCCGAGATCGAAAACAGCGAAAACTGAATCAGCGTATCCTCGATGAGGTCCTTGAACGTATCCTGCGGCGCTCCCGCGATGATCCTGAAAACCACATAAGGGTACGTGCTTCTCGCCGGGGCCTCATCCAGATATATCCTGCCGCCCACGTCGGTCGAAAGCGCCGACCCGGAGCATTTCGTCATGATGGCAGCCAGGAGGTTGTTCATGCCGCCGCCTCCTTGCACATGATATCAAGCCACTGATGCGCCATGTTCGGATCGATGATCGAGACGATATTAAAATACCGCCCGGCGTAGCGGATGCGCCAGTCGGCTTTCAGGCCGGAACGATAACGGATGCGGATGCGATGACTGATTATCATGGTAGCCTGCGCCGCCTGGACCGTCTCGGCCGCGCCCACGGGCCAGATCGCGGCCCATATCGCCAGCGCATCCACCCAGGTCACCGTAAAGCCGCCCATGCCGTCGGCTGCCCTCGTCTGGCGCTGCAGGGTTATGCGCTTATCCAGCTCGCTCGGGCTTGTGATGATGCTCAAAATTCCTCCCAAAGCCGCCAGCTTGAAAGCAGGTTATCGATGGCCGGTTTGAGGACGTCCCGCCGGTCGCCGTGGTAGTAAATATCCTCNGCAGCCAATTTGACTGCCCGTTTGATGTTCTTCGGGACTAACGCCGCCGTCGTCCACCCGCACACAAACCGGACCTTGATCGGGTTGGATGGATAAAGCTCGCCCGATGGCCATGAAACCGAGAAGGGCAGCACTACCCGGCCGCATTGATTCCCGTTGGTTTCGACCAAGTAATCCGTCGTGACGGTCAATGTCGTCTCGGTCCCGTCCGTGTCCTTCCAGGCGACGGATGTCACGGATGCAAGATTCCCGAACGGCAGCGTGATGAAGTTCGCTCCCGGCCAGTCCTGCAAGTAATAGTCCCATGTCTGGGTCAAAAGCGCCCGGCGCGTGATCGCCTCCACGGCCGCGCGGCCGTCGGTGATCAGCTCCGTCAGGTCGGCTCCGCTCGGGCCGATATCCGGAGTTATCAATTCGTTTGAACTATCTGCGAACGTCTCCAGATCCAGGCGCAAGTGGCTTTTCAGTTCCGTCTGGCTGATCGGCTCGATAGTTGATGCAGTAAAAAGCGTTGCTTTCATTTTTTCGTCGCCTTATATGGCCAGATATGCTCCCGGTATCACCGGCGTATACCGGCAGGTCACCGTGCAGAGCGTGGCCACATCTGCCGCCCCGCCGGCGATTACCAAACGGATTATTTTCCCGGTATCGAGAATGAACGCCGTAGCATACGCAAATGACGCATTCGCCACTAAATTCGCTTTCGCGCCGGCCGCCGCCGATAAAAGAGTTACAACCGGCGACGT